TAAAGATATTCGACGTTTCGAGATTAAGCGTCAGCGTGCCGGATGAAATTGTTGGGCTGGAGACAGATTCGCTGTAATCCCTTAGTTTGGCTCGGATCAGCTCGTTATCCTGTAGGTTTTGCGTGCCTGTAAAGCTGTTTGCACCAAGTTTGACATCGGTCGTCAAGAACCCGTTTGCATCGAGGCCAACACCTGTTCCGAGCCGGACTCCACCGAGAGTGGATACTGTTGCAGCAGGAAGCGTGTATGAATACGTTGAGCTGATTATGCCGCTGTTTATTACGATGGATGATCCATCAACCTTAACTCCACCAAGAACCGTTGTCGATGCCGTGGGAAGCGTGTAGGATGAGCCAGTTGCGGCACTGATAACGCCTCCTGTAATCGTGACGGTCGTACCATCCACCTTAACTCCACCCAGAACCGATGTGGTCGCTGTGGGTAGGCTGTATGCGGCAGGCGTATTGCTTAAATCTGTGTAGCTTCCCGAGGTGGCAACCGTAGCAAGCGATGGCTTTCCTGTGATATTGGCATACGTAAAGTTGGCTGATGGAAGGTAACTTGATGCTGCATTCGCCGTTGTCAGGTATAACGTCAGGTTTGGCGTGTTACTGAGATCTGCGTAACTACCTGATGTAGCTACGTTTGCCAGAGTGGGCTTGCCAGTGATGTTTGCGTAGGTAAAATTGGCCGATGGTAGTTTTAAATCCAGTGCGGTCTGAAGCCCTGTGACCTCCGAAATGGCGTGCGTGTGAGCGGATGGTGCAAACGTGCTTGGCTTGCCTGTCAGGTTGGCATAAGTAAAATTGGCTGTCTCAAGTTTGGCATCCAGTGCCGTTTGCAAGCCAGTGACGTTGGCAATCGAGTGCGTATGTCCCAAGACTGCGTAGGTGGCGTTGGCAGAGGATATTGTCAGGTATGGCGTCAGATTGGCCGAGGTCAGACCGTCAGTGATGCCATAGCCAGCGAGCGTTGTGGGCGTGCCTGTGATGTTGGCAAAGGTCAGGTTTGCGGATGTGAGATAAGCCCCGACAGCCTGATAACGAGTGTCAGCATAGCCTTGCGTTAGAATCGAGTCGGATGTGTAGACAGGCGAAATATTGAGGTAAAACAGTTCGGCTTTATTTCGTGAAGCCCTGATCTCTGTGCCAGTTCTTACGCCTGAAATGACAGCGTCAGTTGTGTGTTGGAAAGAAGTGTAACTACCTGGGATTCCTGTAAACCCGCCTAAACCTGTCGTGTTATCAAAGACCAATCCGTTCGTCATTTTGTAACTAATACTGGAATCCGTATAAGCATATTGGAATCCAATTGTAGACTTTAAAGCGGCCTGCTGAAAACAGATCCCCCTGTCAAAGCCAGAGGTAGGCCCAAATGCAAGCTGATAGTCTTGGCTGTTATCCCCTGTACCACCTAGGTTGCCTCGGAGCCGAAAATGTCCACCCTGAGCATTACCAGAGATAACCCCACTGCCAAGGTTGAGAATGGTTTGGGATGTTGCGTTACTTGCATTAATGAAGGCAAAGCCCGGTTGGGCTGCTATAAAAGAGAACTGTTGAGTGTTTGACGACTGAAAAGAAAGGGTAGACCCGTCCGTTTCGACGCTGGTAGCAGACTGTAGTGTTCCATTTGGGTTGTAAAGATAACTGCCCATCGCATATTGATCAGGGTCTAAATACGTTCCGGTAGACAACACCCTTTCGCCACGCAAGCCTATGTAGGACTTTTTAAGCCCGCTAGTGACATAATCGCCATTTACATAATAGCTTGAGTAGCTAGGGGCGTAAGGGACGCCTGTGTCAGTCAAGCCATATGTCGTGTTCGCAAGTTTTGGCTGAAACGTATTGGCTACCGACAGTACCCCATTGCCCGTGATGGACAGATTATCCCCAACGATGATTCCACCCAGCGTGGTATTTGTGGCTGGAATAGATGATCCGCTGATCCCGGCTGGCCCTTGAACGCCCACCGTGACAACAGTGACAGTCTTTTCGCCTGTGATTATAACTGTATCAGCCACGTGTCACCTCGGGTGAGACTGTCAAAGTCCCTGATATCAGTCTTTGGACAACACTTCCGGTCACGATTTCGAGATCGTAAACACCATCAACCAGGTTGGCAGTTGTGGCAGCATCCAAAGCGATTGCAATCACTCCACCGGTCGCGTTGCTGATTGACAAACAGGCTGAAGGAGTGGTCAGGCTCAATGTCGTGTTGGAGTTACTGTAAGATGTGCGAGCCATCAGCCTGGCACTGCTTCCGGTCAGGTTCACAGCGGTGCCGTTGGAGGTCCAAGTGAGCGTCCGATTGAATGAAGCGCCGGCCTCGATCTCAAGGTTATAATTTCCAGCCATCATTCAGCCTCCAGTTCCGCTTCAGGTGTCTCGATTTCGACAGGCTCTTTAGGTTCCTCAGCCTCAGCCTCTGGAGGCTCTTCCATCTCGCCAAGTCCGAGCGTTGCACGTGCTTCGTTAACGGTGAATATTCCTGCGTTGACGCCTGCCGTAGCGATATCCATCAGCGCTTTGCGGTCCACTGAAAGCTCTTCGATCTGGCTGGTGTCGAACCGCACACACAAAGATTGATCAGGCTGTGAGGTCATACCGTTGCAGGCAATCGGCAAAGTTTGCACCAGCCTGGTCAGCTCACCGGCCACCAGATCCAAGAAAGGAATCACAGCATCGCGCCATGATGCTTTGTTAGCCTCGACAAGGTTGCTGTATGTCTTGCCCGTGTCAGGCTGTTTGAGCGACATAGGCGCCCATCCAAGGACACCACAGATTCGAGCGGTCGCAAGGTCGGCCATCTCGCTCACGGACAAATCTTTAGGCGAGAAGCCCGGCGATTTGATATCCATTTCGGATGTCCCGACGAATGGCCTGCCCACAGCTTTACCACTCACAGCTCGTGCCAGGTCGGCTTGGACCTGCGACAATTGAGCATCCGAGAGATTGCCCAGTGTTTTTAAACTGACGATCAGTGATGGCACACCAGACCGACTGAGAACGGTTGTCTCATACTGGCCGATGATCTTCACTAGCGCCATTTCAGCCACAACAGAATCGAGCGTTGAAACGCCCCGGCTCTGAGCGTAGGTCGATCGCCCCTGGCGAAATGCCAGCATCAATTCTACAGGCACAGAGTAGTTGTACGACCGGCCCCAGTCGCTTCCCATGACTGGATATTCGAGAACTTCGTTGATGCTTTCGCCCATGACGGGTCTAAGGACCCAAGGCGATGGGATCGGCATCAGTTCGGTCACCGCAGTGCCAGCCGTGTTTGTGATTACTTGGATATAAGCGTTGCCGTTATCGCACAGGCTACAGTAAAGGTGCTCCAGAACTGTCGCATCCGATTCGCCGGGGCTTGGCCGTTGCCAGAGTGACTGCAAAGGGTGATAGACAGGCGTAAAGCCGCCATCCTCATCCCACCGGCCGACCTGCATGATCGCCTTGGTGGCGTTGCGCTTCATTGCCTGTATCGCAGCTTGAACCACAGACACTTGGTTGTACGGGCGAGCCAAGGTCATATAGTCGTTAGACAAGCCCGTCATCATGTCCACAGTCCATGAAGTCGCGGCAATGTCAGCGGTGTTGGCTGTAACGCCTTCACGCACCGACTTCGTGAACCGGCTGCGGATGTTTTCAAATAGTGTTGGCATAGTTTTCAGGAGACGTATCTGAAAGGCTGGATTGAGCTTAGATAGTTGAACGCATCGGCAGCAGCATCAACCTGGTCATCATGCTTACCGGTTGGAAACGAGCACAATTCGTCGATAAAGTCGCGATTCCAATCGCCCTTTTCCAGCTCGATGGAACCAGATTCAAAAGCAGCGGCCATCGGCATTGCCCGCACTTCTTTCGAGCCTGTGGGGCGTTTGCTGATGACTCCATAACCGATCAGATTACGTGTATCGTGCTGGACCTGATCGACGCCAGCCGAGCCGGGATCCTGTGCCAGGTGCACAATCGTTTCGCGCCCGTCGGTCTCGGCGATCTGGCGTTGGATTGTGCGACGGGTAGCAGGCGACCACTGGCCCCGTGAAACGTGCTTGATTCGGTAGATGTCGCCGGTCCTGTTCATCCACACACCGGCAGTGTAATCACCACCACCCACCGTGGCGGCTGTGTCCCATGCTCGGCATGAGTTGGAATTGGTTGGGATCGGCGATGGATCGACGATGCGAAACCATTCAGGCTTGAAAAAGCCTCCATCACGTGGCGTTGGTGTCTGTTGGTAAAGAGCGGAAAAAGCGTAGGAACCGACGGTCTTTTTGATCCGTTCAAAGTCTTCCACACTGTATCGTTCTGGCCAAAGCGCCTCACCAGGCTGGCGACCAATCAAGTCATCTTCCTCAGCGATGGCTGGCAGGCTGACCACATCCCATTGTTCGCCACCTTCATTGGCCTGTTCTAATAGCTGACCAGCCAAGTCAAGGCTATGCCATCTGGTCATAATCAGGACGATTGCGGCACCTGGGTGAAGGCGTGTGTACAGGTCGTTTTGGTACCAGTCCATGACGCGAGCACGATAGGTGGGTGATTCGGCTTCAGCTCGTGACTTCACTGGGTCGTCAATAATCACCAGGTCGGCACCATAGCCGGTCACACCCGATCCGACACCAACCGCATATAGCCCGCCGCCATGTTCGCTTGACCACTGATTCTGTTTGTTTTGATCGTCGCTAAAGTTGAATCCAAACTCTTTTGCGATGCGTCTGGTTTGTCGGCTAAAAGTGCAGGCCAGTGAGTGGTTATAAGCCCCGATAATTACTCGTAAACCTTGATCCACCAATAATCTATAAGCAGCATAATGGATCGTTGCCAGTTCGCTCTTGCCGTGCCTGGGCGGCAAGAACAGCATCAACCGTTTGACATCACCTGTCGTCACCCTGTCCAGCGCCCGGCGGCACTCCGCCAAGTGTTCTGGCGACCACTGGTGATCCGGCTTTGCGGCTTGCAGGAACCGGTTTAGCCCCTTTGGGATCAACTGTCTGTCGTGGTGGGGTGTCGCACTCATTGTCTATGGCCGCCCAGTCCACT